CACACGTGACGTAATAATAAGTAATTTAAAACTCGCTCAACGTGGTCATTACTTTGTATTCAACGAGAAAGTCATATCTCCCGCTTTTTTTTGTGTATTATTTTCAAATACAAAAGAAGTAGCAGAATATCTTTTAACTATACTAGATACAATTGACATAAATAAATTATCAGAGAATGAAATGTCTATGTTAATGTATAGTTGTCAATATTCACATACCATATCTTCTATTAATACAGTAGATTTACTTATTCGGCATAAAGCAGATTGTAACCAACAAGGTATCAACGGATATACAGCGTTAATGTTTGCAGCAATATGCACAAACACAACATCAGGTATCTCGACTGTTGAGTTTTTAGTAGATAATGGAGCTGACTGTAATATAAAAAACTACAAGGGTAGTTCAGCATTATCCCTAGTATGTACCAAACTCATGTTTGGAAGCACTGTCGATACTATCAGGTGTCTAATAGAAAGGAAAGCAGATATAAATACGACTTGTTGTCTTGGTAATACTCCTACTATGACATTATTAAGTTCAAATGGTAGGAGTGATGCAGTATCTATATTACTAGATTACAAGGCTGACGTAAGTATATGTAACAAACAGGGAAGTACAGCATTAATGCTTGCATCAATGTATTCGAATGAGTTGGATCATACAATACTTGACAAATTACTGGAATCCAAATCAGAACTAGATGCACAAAATAAATTAGGCTATACTGCATTAATGTATGCCAGTAGATATAGTGGAACTACATCGTCTCCGGACACAGTAAAATTTTTATTATCGAGAAAAGCAGATATTAATTTGACAGATGTGTACAATAGAAATTCATTGTTACTCAGTCTGTCTACAAAAACATCGACTTATGATACAACACGTATATTACTCGAATATAAAAGCGACATTAATGGGGTGTCTGACTCATCAACTGCGTTACATATTGCTTCCACTATACTAACTCATAATGAAAATGACATACTAAGATACCTAATACGTAATACCAAAGATATCAATAAAAAAGACGGAAATGAAAATACAGCACTTTTACAATATATAAAAAATTGCCACTATCCAAATAAGTCGATACTAGAATTGTTTACAGATATGAAGGCCGATATAACGTTATGTAATAATGATAATATGTCGTGTCTGCACTACTTAGTATCTAAAAATTCGTATGATCCTGATGTTATTTTATCATTCTCCATGTTAGTGGACATACCAACCAAAAATAAAAAGGACACCCCTATTATTTATATGTTAAAGTATAATAGAAATCAGTCAATTGTATCTAAAATCTTCAATATATTAATACCATATATTAAGAATGTAAATCAGTACGACTCTTCATTTAACACAGCCCTTGGGTACACATTAACAAAGGAAGCGTATGTTCCAGATATTATACTAAAGTTGTTGCACAAAGGTGCAAAGGTTATATCTACTATGTTTTGTGAAACTAAATATGTTTCCTTATTGTATAATCACTATAACGAATCAGACAAGTATAATCTTACGGCTGCGATGATGGGGTTCGAGTCATATCAGATATATGTCAGAGAGATGCAATCAGAATTGTTAACAAAGATAAATCTTTGTAAATTGTTCAGACAAAGTAACTTATTTACCCATTAACAGTATTTCTATTTAAATATGCATACTTATATATAAATGTCTTCGAATATATTCAAAGTATTGGATGATAAGTATATTGAGGGTATTTCAGTCTTGGATTTTTATGCCGATTGGTGTAGACCTTGCAAAGAAGTGGGTAATTTTATAGACGCGAATGCATATAACTATCCTAGAGTCAAATTTTATAAAGTAGACGTAGATGATACTGATAATGAGAGTCTGGTAAAGAGTTTTGGAGTTGATAAAATACCTAGAGTAATATTTATGTCTGACGGTAAACTTGTAAATGATATATCTGGAAATAAACTCAAGGAAATAAAAACTGTATTAGACCATATGTAAGTTTAACTACAACTTTTGCAAGTTTACGCTTAAAAACTTATTTATTAATATAAATGAGTTTAATAGAACCAATTAATAGAAAGGGGTATGTATTATTAAATCCATCTTGTGCATATACAAAGATGTCAAAATGCTTCAAAAAGGATTCCAAGGGCACGTATACGTCAGACGATCCGCGACTTAGTGTGCCAACTCGAGGTATGAAAATGACATTAGACTGTCCTCCATTAGACGGATCTGTGTATAGTCCGTATATTAATTCGTCTAAGTTTGATAATTACCGTAAATTTTATGATAGTTATAAAGACATACAAGGGGGTGATATTACGTATTACGTAGACAACTCCATAAAAGACGCGTACTTTAATCCAGTATATAACAATAAAGCGTTCATAACAAAGGAAATATATACAGATCCTATGAATAAGACATACACTGAGTTTAACAGACAGCCACTATATGATCAACAGAGAAATTGTGGTTTTCAATGTGTTAAACTAAACCAAAACTGTCTGAGTTCGATAGCAGACACCAGCGAACAACGTGAAGACATAATGTCGTTCCAGATGAGGACCATAAACAATGATAGATATTTTCCAAATTAAGTATCAAATCAATTAATGTAAACTTTAATTGATCTGTTTAGGTTATGGTAATGTTCACATGGGTTACAATCGTGTTTGTTTGCAAGAAAGTTCTCATTGAAAAGATTGTTACTGTATTCGACCTTTCGAATGATGAACTTTAGAATATCATAATTAAATGAACTACGTAAATAACGATAGCTATGTATTCTAGATTGTTTTCAGAGTTAAGTATTTAGTTTACCTATGAACCAATTTTATAATAAACAGTTGGATACAAGAAGTTAATAATAAATCACAAATGTTTTAATAGATAGATATGAACGTCCAACCTAAATGATTAAACACATCACTTGTAACTTGATCATGAAAAGTTTGTCTTTCAATTGTTTTTAACATATTGAAATCCTCTAATTTGCAGGGGTGATGATGCCGATGCAATAACTGTAGTAAAACATATTGTATATTTATGAAACTTTTCCTGTCAATAACATCTTTGACAACATTATCATAGGCCTCTATGAACATATCAAAATCTGCAAACAATTTATCTACAATATGTGATATATTGTCAGGTTTTTTACCAGTAAGTGTATAGTGAATTAATGTAATATTCTCGTAGTACTTTGAATATCCAAGTTCCTTTAAAAATATGTGGATATGTTCTTTTGTTATTTTACTAAAACGAGTTTCTTTTGGAGTTGTGCTAACACCATACAATAATCCGTGCTTCTCAAATTCTCGTTCAAGTTCAGTGTATAATTTTTGTGGTATCATACAATTTTCAATACCTTGATACTGATTTATACATTCCTTAAAGTGTATACGCCTATCATACATATACTTGGATGTTATATTTATTCTACCATAGTCTGTGTAACTCAACATATCAGTTGTGTATTCTATTTGTTTGTAACATGTATTACAAACAAAATATGTATTATCACTATTATAAAAATTTACGCTATTACAATTATCACATTTAGTTTCAAATTGTATGTTTTGGGATGGAGATGTTTGAATGTGTACATTGTATTTTTTTACAATATCAAAGTAAGATTTTTCAAGCTTTACCAATTCTGTATTTGTTGCTGTTCTTTTCGGATTCATAAATGACACTTTAATAGGTGTTTTAAGTATCCTAGTATATTCATCTATAATATGAGCTGTATCTAGTATATAGAAATTATACGTCATTGATGATTGTATACTTTCTATTTTGTTATTTAACTGTTTAATATTTTCTAATACTTTGCAGTCATCCATGTTCAATGATACAAGTTCATCCCTATGTTTTATAAGAGTTGGTAATTCCTTTTTTTCATTTTCAAACTTGGATCTTATTTGTGAATCGACATCCAATATATTCACCATTTCTTTAGTGTTAAATATCTCTTTAACTTAAAGATACTATGATGTATAGAAAAAAATGTTTACATGTAAACGTTGTACTAGGACATATAAAACCGAACGCACATTCTCAAGACATATCATAAATTGTTGTGATGAAATGACTAAATCAGTATCATCTGTTAAATCGACAGAAACTGTATCCATGTTATCTGATAGCGAACGTGCCGCTAAATATAAGAAAATGTGTATATCCCTTACTCAAAATGTAAAGGACATCGAAACAAAACTTGATAACGTAACATCTGAATATAATGTGAAACAAAATACATTACAATCACATATTCACTCTTTAGAAATTATGCTTGATGAAGCTAATGCAAATCTAAACGTGTATAAAAACAAAGAAACTGTTAGTGATTCTCGTAATGAGTATGTTATGCAAGAGATGAAAGAAAATCTTTCTGTCAAGAATACAGAAATAACAAACTTAACAACGAAACTTGAGAGCGTTACTGAAACCAACAATCAATTATCACAACAACTTACCAATTTAAAACTTGAGATCGATGGACTTACAATTACATACAATTCTGATCTACTAAATACAAAAAGCAAGTACGAAACCCTACTACATGACCAAAAAACACAATACGATAACAAAATAAATATGTTGGAAAGTGATTGTGCCCGACTTAAGTTAAATATGGACAATACTATTGAACAATTGAAGACTGATCTTACCACAATTAATATGACAGAAAAGGAAAACTTATTGCAAAAATATGCAGCAGATATGCAAAATTTGTTAATAGAAAAGCGAAAAGAAACTGAATACGCACAAACAGAGATCCGTGATGATATGCGTAAAAAACTTGAGCATATTAGTACATTAGAACAACATATAGAAAATATGTCAAAAGATCATTCGCGTACAATTTCTAAACTACAAAGCGAACACGATTCTAAACTAATGCAGCTCAATACAAAATTCGTCGTTTTTAATGAAGAGAAACAAACTGAAATTGAGAATACAAAGTGCACGTATGAAAACAAAATAAAAGATATTATAAATTCACATACAAACATATTAAATTCGGAACGAATGCACTCTCACGAGTTGGAAAATAAATACGACTTGTTATATAAAACACATACTGATCTACTGTTAACAATACAAAATAAAACTGACGATTACAAAAATAAATACGATACATGCCTAGTTGATTGCGAGAAGCTTAAAAAGTTGAAAGAAGAATCCGATACCAAATTAGGAGAGATAATGAACATACACAATTATTATAAAACTGAATATGATAACGCTATAAATAGGATTGAAACATATAAACAGGAAAGTAGTGTATACACCAGTCGTAATAAACAGTTAGAATCTGAGTTAAATAAATGTAAAGAAGATTCAACTTCATTTCAATCTAAACTGGAACAAAAGGGTGAATTTACGGATCAGCTTACAGAAAAGATAAATCAGTTGCAATTAGATATTTCCAAGAAATCAAGTGAATATACGACATTACAATCAATGAATAATAGTTTAATGGAAACAAACAATACTCTTCAGAGCAATATGCAAACCATATCAATGACTAATAGAAAACATATCGATGAAATAAAGACCTCATATGAAAATGATATAACTGTATTAAACCAAAAATTGGAAGACAACTCCAAGACGTACTCTATGCAGCTCTCTAGAAAGGATATAGATATGCAGAACGTGGTAGAAAAACACAATGAAATTGTAAGCAGGTATAGTAGTTTAGAATCTGAACGTGAGAAATATGTAGATAGGATTGAAAAGTTAGAGATTGCATATAAATCAAAAGATCGGTTAGTTGAGCAAACAGTGGCTACCCTTAGACAACAGCAAGATGAATATGATAAAATGGTAAAATTGATAGATGAACTAAGAAATGATATTGAATATAGGAATAAAGATATTGCTAAATATAGATCTGAAATTCAGATGTTACAGCTACAGGAAAAACAGTTATTACATCGCATTGACGAACAGAAACATGATTATCAAGATACAATGTTAAGTCTAAAGGCAAATTTAGATAACCAATCCGTAAATATGATTCGCGTAATGGAGGAGAAAAGCGAAAAGATAAAAACCTTGGAAACAACAATTTTAATGTTAAATACGGAAAAGGATAATTTCATGGAACAAATACACAAGTTGAACCTTCGCGATCAGACACATGAGGTCGAACATAAAAAAGAGATTGATGATTATGTTCGTCTATTTGATGAATACAAAAGAAAACTAGATGAATGTAACATAAACTATACTACGTTAACACATACATTGAAAGCAGTTGAGAATTCATACAAGGACAAATTTGAGGAAAATATCCAGTTGAAAAGCAAGACTGATGAAATGAACAAGTTATTTGGGAGACAGGAATCGAGGATCATAGAAATCGATAATGCTATGAAGAGAATAAAAATTGAGCAACTAGATACAGTTCGTAGAAATAAAATATTAGAAAAGGAGTTGGAAGAAAAATCAAGATTATACAAACAAGAACAGGAAAAAGTCGTAAGCGTTACTCTAGAATTAGAAAAATACGGACATGAACGGAAAACACATAACGACGCGATAAATTCATTGAATATAAAAATAACAGAGACGTACGATGAGAGGAATGATTATAAGGAAAAATACGAAACATGTATAAAAGATGTAGGTAAAAAGGACCAAATAATAGTAACAAATGGTGAAAACATAACCAAGTTAAAAAACGAGTTGAGGGATGTTACTATGAAACTAAATGATATGATCAAATTAAACGATGAACATGAACTTGTCAAAGCAGAGAACTTCAGGATTTCTAACACTATAACTGAAATGGAAAAGGAAAAACGAACACTCGAAATCGAAATTGAAAAACGATACATGAAATTATACAGTAAATACGATGACTACGATACTATTAAATCATCCTATGATCAGTTGCGGTCAGAGATTGATAAAATAAAGGACGAGAAAGCGGTTGCTATGGTTGCTGCTGAGTATATGAGAACACAAATGAGTATATATCAACGGGAATCAGAAGGTTTATTGAAAGCGCTGGAAGAGGAGAAGAAAGTCACGGAGAAGTTGGTAAGTGAGACAAAAGAAGAATCAAGGGATGAAATAGTAAAAATAAGGGCAGATGCAATCCGTAAAATTTCCCATTATAAAAATACGTTGGCTGTTATGAGAGATAACATCCAGAAAAATAAATAAATCAAATACTATTTATTGTGCAATAAATAGTATTATAGTTACAACTAAGAAAGAGATGATCGAAGTTTTTTAATAATAGACATCCTATAACCTTTTAATCCACTTTTACCAGTTTTTATCAGTATTTTATTAGCACGATCAGTTGTTATATATGACAACGCTCTATTTCTGAGGAGTGATTTGTCATGATTCACCCCAAACCGTTTTATTAGTTTTTCAATAATAACATCAACGAAATTTGTATTAGACTTCCTTTCTAGAAACTCGTCCAGGGTAACATATTGTTCATCTTTACCCAATTTCCTATGTTCGTTTATTTCTTTTTGTTTTTCTTCTATATATGATTCTGTAACGTTACACTTTGTAACTTTGCCTAACCCCTTTGTATTCCCTTCTCTGAAAAGAAATATGTCACCTTCGCACATGACCTCTTTCGCAGTTTCAAACCTGAAAATTACTGTAGATTTGTCTCCACTACGCAAATAGTCCTTACCTATGTACTCCATATATGCAGTCTGTGATATTGTATTTGAATGTACAACACACTGATAGTTTTGCTTAATAGTAGTGGGATGGTGTAGTATATTTATTGTTGCTTCGAAACAACTCATTGGTGTTATAGTTGAATTTTTAGTTAACAGACATGAACCCGGTCGTATTGTTAAATTTCTGGACTGATGTTTAATTGCAAACGTATAAGAATAGCCTGGTTTCGCTTCCTGTTTATTTACTCTTTTGAGTTGTATGCTTTTTATATGAAAGGGTGTTGAACTGTGACTATGTATCAACGTATCCCCGACTTTTACCATTCCCTGCCTAAGGAACCCACTTACTACAATACCTATTCCTACTACTGAAAACACATCATCTATATAAAATACAACATCTTTAGTTGTGTCTGGACACGTGTTTCTATTGTTTAACTGACATAGAAATGAATGAAGTGTATCCAAGTGTTTTCCAGTAACAGATGAAACATAGAACACTGGGCATAGTCCAAAATTGTGATTAGAAAATTCTTTTGCAACAAATTCAACATCATCATTTGATTTTATGGTAAATGGTCGTACGGTTCTGCACATTTTTTTAATGCTGTCTTTTGTATCTTTTAGTACATTAGCTGGTACTAAATCTATCTTCGTTACAATAATAACTATAGGTATATTTAATAGAGTAGCAAGCATAAAATGTTCATGAGTCATGGTGCTAGTACCTGTCAGTGAATTTACAATTAAAAATATATAATCAGTAGCATCTCGTGTCAATCCCTTGATTGTAGTTTTCAGGTATTTTTTGTGACCAGCCAGATCGTTGAATTCTATAAGTTTTGTGGACTTTTCATATATTGATTTCCATGCTTTATTCTTGTTCATCGAAGATGCTGATACTGCAGTCGAATTTTTGATATGAGTTTTCATATTGTAACCCATTATCTGTTTTCCAACATAGCTAGTTCTACCAGTTTCTACTTCGTGTTTATGTGTAAATACAGTTTCTCTTGCCGTACCACGTCCATTGTCAAGTTCACCACTTGTTAGTACACCTATTAACGTACTTTTACCAGAATCTACATTACCAACAACTGATATACGTACTATATCTGGTTCTGTTGCCTTACAGTCATTAGTCATTTATAATGGAATATACTAGTTTAAATCTGTTAATTACAGATAAGATGATGTAAATTATTTAAGGTCTAGCAATAGATCAATTGTATAAGAAATCGAACCATGGGACGTCAAGATCCGCTGTAAGGATTTATAAGCCAACATCTGGATTTCAGAAACGGTTCCAGGATATTCTTGTAAAGCCATTGATGCTTCCAACAATACCATACTACTTCCGTTGCAAAACGATGATCTAAACAAAGATGATATATCGGTGTCAATAAGATGGACTTCCGAACAATTTAATTCATTTGCAAATCGCGATTTTAATGCTTTTACTTCATCATTTTTATGCGTTTGTTCTAATTTATTAACAATCATATTTAATGTCATTTTACGACCAATTTCAATACCAATTTGTGTGATATTTTTTGTCATAGTTTCATCTTTCTTTTTTTCTATTAACATTTTCTCATCATCAACTAGTTTTTTATACATAGTCTCTATATTGCTTTGAGTATTAATAATGTATTTGTATTCGTGTTGATATCTAACAACGTCGGATGATAATGCATTTAGTTTATTTATAGAATTACGAATACTTGTCGATATTTGCGAAGTGTTGTATTTCAATTGATTGACTTGATTTGCTTTTTCCTTGACAAAGTCGCAAAAACTAATTACTGTATATCCATATGTATTTTGTTGATGTATGAGTTGATCTAGTCGTGTTTTGATCCAAACACCTGAGTTTAAATTGTCTAATTTTGAATCATTTAATTCGAAAACTTTGTTTATTACAGTGTATTGTTCCTGTATTTTATCACATAATGTATTTACTTGATAACCAATTGTATATGAAATATTCGACATTTCTTGTCTAACATTAGTTAATTTATCTTCACATGCTTTCCTGATAATTTGTTCGAAAACTATATTTGTTTGTGTATAATTTTGTATAATCCATCCTGGCGAATTATAATTATGCGCCCAACAATATAACACATTCTCTCCAGTTGATAATTTTCCACATCCCCTGCCACCATCGGGATGATGCCATTGTTCAATTGATATGTCAAAGTATGTTCCATTTAGTGTAAATCCAATGTAGATGGTAATATCTACTGCGATTTTTCCACGTGACAGACTAAATCTAAAATCATAATCACCTAAACCAAATTTCCTAGCTACTTCGCACAATTTGTAAGTTTGTAAAATGGCATTTGATTTTGATGTAAGTTTCATAGGTATGTCTTTCCAACATTTATTTATATCACGTGCATATCTAACACCAGTTGATATCGGTGTTGATGATATCATAGCGTCGAGTGAAGCATCATGAACATTGTATCCGATTTTATGTCTTGACGCATCAACCCATTGAAGTAAATCGTACCTTAACTGATCAACAGTTTTATTATAAGAAGCCAATAAATTTTCTAATAGTTGTGGCTGTCTGGAATATTCAATAAATTGTTCTGTAAGATTCGCCTTGTTCATAACAGGAACAACATTGTCGTATGGCATTGGAATAGTTCCATAATATGGCAGTGCATTATGAATCAAAATTTCTAAAGCATCAACACAGATATTGAAAATAGTGTGATTTGCCATTTGTTTTGCATATGGATAATTCAGCAATGATGAAAGATAACCGATTCTGTTATGGATTGATGTGTTTAGATTTGCTACAATATTACCAGAAGTTGAATGAATATACCCGTTTGTCCCTTGATCGAAACTATGATTATCAAGCCAATAGAAAAGGTCCATAAACATCTCATTAAAACCTGACTTTCCGAGATTCTTAAAATAGTCTGGAGTTCCTTTGGTAATTTTGTTGATAGTTCGGAAAAGATCCTGTAATAGATTTTGTTTTCCATAATACTCGCAAATTATAGATAGATTTCCAATTGATTTCTCTATATGTTCGATTTTATAATATATGTTTAATGAAATCATATATTGTTTATTAAGTTTATTGGTTATGTTGTCCAAATATTTGAACACATTACTGAACTGTTCTCTGATGTCCTTGTGAATATTTTGCAATTGTTTTGATAATTGTTCGAGATGTTTAATTATTATCTGTATATGTTTAGAATCACCCGATTTCTTCTTCTTAAACATATTAAATAGTCCCATACCTGCACACAACAATGAAGTGATTGGATTTAATATACCAAATATGGATCCTCCGCTTGCTAATGCTGATGACAATGCATTGACAGAGTCATAGATAGACATACTTGTCATAGCAATACTCGCTGTTTCTACTAAATCATCACATTTAGTGGCTGTGCCAACTTGTGCCAAAAAATTAAATGTATCCTTAAAATCATGACTAGTATTCCTACTATATTTATCATTGTCAGATGATTGATTCCACCTGCTCAATTTAGAAATACCCTTGTGAATCTCATTTAATTCTTGTTTGACGTCATTATCTATCATGATGTTGTTGTAAATAGTTTGGACTGTATTTTTATCGTATTTGTTTGATAGTAAAGCAATTTCTTCTTGATGACGTTTTACAAGTTCATTTAGCATTATAATATGTGGTGTTTGACCTTTTGATCCAAACATTTCCTTGATTAATTCGACTGATTCTTTATTTTGTGCGATAACTCTTACTTTATCATTAAGTCTTTGCTTTCCAGTTTCATCCAAATCATCAAAAACTTTGTTAATCATAGATGCACCAGCTGTACTTACAGGTCCTGTAAAAATGCTAGCAAAAGATAGCGCACTCCCAATATTACCTAAAATATTCTCACCCTCATGCAGCAACGCGATATTATCTTGTATTGTTCTAGAGTATTCGTTAGGCAACCCATGATATAACGTAGTAAAAAAGGTCTCATCAAAACACTTATCAGTCATTTCTATTATTAAATAGAGACACAAAATATTCAATTTGTAAGTGTATATAATATGACTTTCAATAGAAAGTGTCTGTCTTCCTGCGAGTCTATAATATAAGGAGAATGTAGTAAGATATAGTTATATTACAAGCTTAATATATAAAAATTTAGTAATAATTAAATGAATATTGCCGATATTTCCTTCATTCTTGAAAGCCAAACATTACCAAAATATATTACTATCGTAGATGGAAAACCGACCAATATACTCGATATAAATGACTGCTTAAAACTCAAAAAGGTATTATCTACGGTTGATATGGATGATACTGATAAGAAATTTATCTATGATTATTATATACATAGACACACAAAGAAAACAGATTCATACATCGATCCATGTACAGGAGATGCATATAAACTGTCACCAACTTTTACAACTCAGTTGGCCGAATTTAAAAAATCAGTGAACGATTACAACACTTTTATAAAAAATCAGAAACAGTATACCGAACCAACATTTAATATAACTAACTATAAGACTGAGTTTATACTTGATACTGATATGAAACTTGTAGATATATTTAATAGCATAATGTGTAATCAAACGTTTTACTATGCACAACTTAACACATCCCATATTCCAATTATCAAGATATTTTCCGAAGTTACTGTGATTAATGAATGGAAAATACCATATGATAATGTTCACACCTTATACCTTAGAAGTACATATACTGACAAGTATCAAAATACAAATTATCAACATATAAAAATAATTCAAACTGATATTGGTTTAAGAGTAATCATATATGTTGAACAGAATAACAAGCTAGATTGGAGTGTCATCATCAAGAATATACTACCTAAAAAAGTAAAGGTGTCGTCGTCCAATGCATATAACTATGTAGGGACTATCGATGTAGTGTTACCTAATGACTTTCCAAATTTCAGCAAGACAGTTCTATCTGATATGCTTCTTAATAATAAGACTATGCGTAAGTATATGGGTATAGATGAAAGTATTGTAGCTACGAAACAACGTGGATATTGTTGGTTTCTAAATCCATTTACAGGAGCAAATGTGCAGACAGAACTTAAGTCTGCTATATCATACTACGAGAAAAACCAGGGGAAAACAAGAACACTTTCATTTACTATCTACCCAGATACATCAACGATCGAAACTGTCACGTATATTTACATACCTATTGTTAAAACTATAGTGTATAATTATAATAACTCATATAAAAATGTGTTAAATGATTATAAAAAATATTTATCAGATGTAGAGTTTAAGAAATTTGAGAAACCAGATAAGAGTCACCATGTTCAAGTAGACAAGTTTTTTAAACAATACTCGTTCTACACAAACAATTATACTCGTAATCAGTGTCCAACTGAACGTGTTCCTATAATGATAGATAATAGTATAGCCAAAGAATATGAAAATGTATTATATTTCAGGGGTATAGATGAAAAAGATTACAAGGCTTATATTTGTGATTCTGATAAATATGCATATCCAAGGTTGCAAAAAAATATGATGACGAATAGAGATATTTGTAATTACGTCCCTTGTTGTTTCGAAAAACCCGACTATGAACGTCAATCACACAATGTCAAAAAATATGATATACCTGAATCATTAAAACATATTCTAAATCTTATATACAAGAATACCAATTTCTACGTTAAAACTGTATCCCGTACATCTACTAGCATAATAAATTGCTTGTCATCCACTCATATAAAACCAAAACAACAAATTATCACTGAATTAAGTGAAAACTTGGTAAAGACATATCAAACATCACTTGTTGCCACACTTAAGGAAACACTCAAAACAGATAATTGTGTTAGTCGTGATCATGACGATAATACAAAAAATGATTATATGACTCTTACATTTCAAACATTCGGTAGAATACTTGAAACAATTGTCGAGGCAAACATATTTGTATTTGATAGTGAAACTTCACAACTAGTTGATATATTGTACAATTATGCATATTATCCTAAGTACAAATATTATAATAGATGTATTATGCTAATACAAGTGCAACGTAGAGACAGATTGTTCTATGATATCATATATGACTCAAAGTCGAATACAAATATATTTGACACTGCTACAGTAAAACCAATACATCAACTACTTGTTGGTACAAATTTTATAATGAATAGAAATATTACTACTATTAAACCAATGGATTCTGATGACTTGTATCAATCTATAGACAATTACGGAAAGACTCGGTACTTTACAGATGGTAACTTTAAAGATGGTAATATCAATATATATGTATCACCAACCCAACAACAATTATGTGATGACATTGGAAAACAAAAAATTGGAAAAGTTGACTATAAAAAAGCAATGTCATATCTACAGACACGTTTTAATCTTATAACTAAAAAGGTTATTGGAGTTACAAAAAACAAAAAAATTGTAGCACTTGCATTAATATCATCTGTGAATTATATAGTCATACCAATCACCCCAATAACGGAATTATCTATTGATACAATTGATATGTCTATACTACCACTAGATGCAAGAAGTGAACTAGAAAAGTTTAGATTTATTAGAAGGTACGCAAATGTAATGGTTAATATGTATTATAAGAACTCGGATAACCAATTGAAAGTTGATAAGAACATACCGTTGAAACTTCCAACTACATCAGGGTTAGATGTAACTACAAATTATATAACAGATGGAGATTTTATAGTAAATTCAGATGATATCAAGACTCGTCTCAAACAGAAAATCGATATACTCAAGTCTCAAAATTATAATCCACAAACAAATGGACTATACACATACATATGTGATTTTGATGATCATAAACACACTATAGTATATGAAGACGACATAGTATCAGGTAACAAAAGGGATACGAAAAAGCCAATGTTGATCGAGAATTTCATCAATCCGAGTAAAGACTTTCTAATATATAATCATCACGAACAATATTATGGATGCCAATCTACACATACAATAGAACACGCATTATCAATCTGGTTTATGTGGATAAAGTTTGGTGTTAATATAGGGAAAAACTATAAATGCGTCATTCCAGTCGTTCAAGATTTCATTCTAGTAACATATCCAAATAAACGGGAATTTATAGTTAATATGGGTGAGTCCGGGAAAGAAGACACTCCAATTATTATAGGATTTAAACTAAATAATAAGCCAACGTTTTATGTATTGTTAGATCTAGATATCATAGATATTAAGAGAAAATTTCCTATCTTTGATCAACAGCTTATATTATACGACAACCCATACGATTTTAAAGATGAAGATACTGATAAATATGGGGAAGAATACGAGGCTGGAGAAGATGAAAGTGAAAACGAGAGTGAAAACGATAGTGAAACTGAAAGTAAGGGAAAGGCTGAGGATAAGAGTGAGGTCAAGGCTAAGGACAAGGCTAAAGATAAGATTGAGGTCAAGGCTAAGGACAAGAGCGAAGACAAGTCTAAGGACAAGAGTGATGACAAGGCTGAGGACAAGGCTAAGGACAAGGCTAAGGACAAGGCTGAGGATAAGGCTGAGGATAAGGCTGAGGACAAGAGTGAGGACAAGGCTAAGGACAAGAGTGAGGACAAGGCTAAGGATAAGGCTAAGGATAAGGCTGAGGATAAGGCTGAGGATAAGGCTGAGGATAAGGCTGAGGACAGGGCTGAGGACAAGAGTGAGGACAAGAGTGAGGACAAGGCTAAGGATAAGGCTGAGGATAAGGCTAAGGATAAGGCTGAGGATAAGGCTGAGGATAAGGCTGAGGATAAGGCTGAGGATAAGGCTGAGGACAGGGCTAAGGACAAGAGTGAGGACAAGGCTAAGGACAAGAGTGAGGACAAGGCTAAGGATAAGGACAAGGCTGAGGATAAGAGTAAGGGCAATGAATCAGAGACTGGGAAAGACAAAGAGGATAGTGAGAAAGGAAGCAAAAATGATGGTAAGAAAGAAGAAAAGAAGGATATAGATTGTTTAGATTATCAATTCTTTAAGAATTATAGAAATAGTTGTTATGTGGATTCATTTCTTGTGTCATTACTATTTCCAGATAGTAAATATATATATAATAATATACTTCATAAAAAGCTTAATCCTACCGACGAGAAGTATGATGTGTATAAAAAGATACAGACACTACTAAATGAATTTTACACAAATATAAGATCGAAGAGTAAGATGTGTTCAGAAAATCAGAAACAATTCAGAAAACTTCTAAATGAAACTGAAATTAATGAAGATATTGATTTCACATCTGAACAATTGGAACCATTTGACGTATATTACGTGTTACATGATATATTCAACTTTAACACAATAGTTGGCGAGAAACGAATGGGTATATATGAATACAATAATATACCACCTATTATAAGTTTGAGCACTGAAGATCTAAAAAATACTACGTTAGGTAAATACATGAAAGAATACAAAGTATACAATGAAAGCACAAAGGAATGGAGGTCAAAAGGTTATGACTTGTCACGAGCTGAATTTGCATATATACGTATACAGAGAATGATGGAAGATGATGCTAAAGATAACTTAAATGTTAGGGTTGTTGAGAACGTTGATGGTCTTGAATTAAAAAGTATTGTATGTCATGTTGATGGAGCACATTATATTACATATATAAAATGCAACGGTGAATGGTATAAATACGATGACACCGAAAATGATCTGGAAAAAATAGGAAGTTTCGAAGAACTATATGATAACGAAAATGTAGGAGAGATATGCACAGATCTATACTATTTCAGATGAATAATTGAAAAAATATTACAGTTTTAGAATTTAAATGAGTTCTAAAACTGACAACTACCAAACACAAATAGTCAAGCAACAGGGTAAACTACAGGGTAAACTACAGGGTAAACTACAGGGTAAACTACGTGTGGGACGAGTTGTATATACATATGATGGTGGTAAATCGAAACAAAAATTCCCATCATATCAAGACTATACTCCGATAATTGTATTGACAAAAAGCACAAAATATGGTTCACTAGGTCCATACGTTTTAAAGGACGAAAAGGGTCGTATCATGGAAAACATATGGCAATTTTCAAAAGTGTATAAAACTGTACCTCCGTCAATACAGAAGTATTCTATGTATGATAGTACTGTTATTTGGAAATGGCCTGCCGATGTTCATGTCAGGGATGGAGAATTCACTCCAAGTTTTTGGGAGTGGAGAAATTCTGGAATGAATTCTAAGTTTGCGATCCGTTATCCTGTAAATATGAAACATCGTAGTAAATGTATTGGGTGTCTTTTACCAGAAGCAACAGAGACAAAAAATAACGTTGTACCATCACTTCTAGGTTACATTGAATCCAGGAAGAAAATATATGTTCCCATTTACTGCGACCTTGTAAAAAAAGAAAAACAATTTGTGGAGTTAAAAACTCGTCTCGAAAACGGTGAAAACTTGCTAATATGCGAAGTTGATGTTGCATATCAGAATGAATTAGAATATTATAAAAACACATATGGTGTGTCAGATGATTTTATCGTAAATAACACGATGGAAGTTAACAAGGAAAACATAACTATCATGTTAAATGATGATAGGAAACCTTTCGGTCACGGATATTGTCTCGCAATGGCTCTTTTGGATAAAGATAAAGAATGGAATATATAAAGTAAAAAAACTGCATATAATAAATGTCAAATTGTAAAACTGATTGTTCATTAACAAACAAAATATGTAACCCCAAAACTGGTAGATGTGTAACAAAGACTGGAACAATAGGAAAATCCATTCTTAAGAAAAACATGTCTAAACAATGTAATTGTTATACAGGAAAAGGGTCGAGATGTAAAAATACGGTTAGTCATTCAGGACTTTACTGCCATTTACATGCCAAATGTACTAAGAAATATACGTCTCCAACAAAGAAAAAAAGCCCTAGTAGAAAGGCCTCTCCCAAGGTTAAGACTTCTCCTCCAACAAAGAAAAAAAGCCCTAGTAGAAAGGCCTCTCCCAAGGTTAAGACTTCTCATCCAACTCCAATGTCTTGGATTTCACAGCTAGGCCAGCAATTAGGTGGTAAAACTGGTAAAGGATTACAGAATATAATTATTGACTATGCTGTTCCCTACGATTCGTTCATCCAATACGTCAAAAATAGATTAAAACTGATAAAGGATTACGGAATATAATTACTGACTATGCTGTTACTCCAAGTCCAATGTCTTGGATTTCACAGCTAGACCAGCAATTAGGTGGTAAAACTGATAAAGGATTACAGGATATAATTACTGACTATGCTGTTCCCTACTATTCGTATAAAGTAAATAATACTAAAATCAGTGGCCAAATACGTTCATCCTCTACGTCAAAAATAGATCATATCATTGAAATAATTAATAGTGATAAAGAATTCAGAAAATGGTGTAGGGATGAGTTTAGGCGTGACCATTCTTTGATTAAATTAAAGTTGTTCGATCCTACTCATCTAGCTAGAGTATATCAGTTACAGGCAGAACTTCAACACAATCTTGATCATATTGATTTATCTGACCACAAATTTATGATTAAATATATAAAATCTGAAAAGATTGATGACTTTCCCAAGGGAAGTTTGATCAAATACCATCAAGATTGTATTAAATATAATGATTTAGCATCGTTCTTTCGGTCTCGGTCTCGTGATTTTGTTACTGATTACAAACAACTCGATCATCGTTCTATTCGAAAATTAGCTTCTATTCTTAGTCCATTTGTAACAATAGAACAGATATACCCGTAGGTACTCTACCACATGTTAAGTATTTCATTAATACATAAGTATATATTTATGTATTGTATGTATTATATGTATTATGCCTATATTAGTTGTTTGTTATGTTTTTTCACACTCAATGCTATAGTTATTACAGTCTTAAATTTGAATAGATACATACATGTTATTTGTTAACATTTACGTGATATATAGTATATTGACATTAAAATGTATCTGAATGCAGATACATTTTTTAGCAATCATCTCATCGACATTATGAACACTACATTTAGAAGTTTAATTTATATTATATATTCATCGATGCTGGCGTCATATATTCCCTCAAAGATAAGCAACAGATCAAATTTCACTTTATCTAAATCACTTAGATTATCTACTTCCATAATAACTTTCGGGTACGAATCTATGTCATTAATCGTAGTAATAGTAGTAAAGTCACGAAGTGCTGTGGTATTATACAGATAATCAATGTAATATTGCTTACCATTCCCCTGGCCTGCTACAGCGATCTTATTATACTTTCCTATTCCCTCATATAAACCATTTAACCGCGTAGCTTTGGTGTTGCATATTATTGTTTCCCTAGACATTTTATATGTAGGAACGATTCTTTATATACTATCTTAATTCTTATAGTATAGCATTAATTGATTAAAATATTTATATGTAAACAGGTATGCAAACAAGTCAAGAAGCAAAAAATGGGACCACTCATAGAGAATGCAAAGTATGTTTCGATCATACAATTAAGAATGTATTATGCAACGGTTGTAATACAAATATATGTTATGACTGTTTTCTACTATACATAGATCATTGTATGGGTAATATCACATTTCCCGCATGTGTAAAATGCAAAAAACTGTATACTGATATTAAATGTCTGTCTATAGATGATAAAACAAATTATTATACATGTGTTTTATATTATTATGTACACAGCAAAAAAGATGACTATTATAAAATGAAGAGTGAAGTTGACATGATTGAAACGTTACGAAATGCTAAAATTAAGTTCCTATATGATAAGTTACCCAAAGCAATAGCAAAAGTTGCAGAAATCATAGGGACACGGCGTCTACGTAAAATGAACATATCCAAATCTGAAGTGTCTAAACCTAAAAAATTGTGTCCTCGTACAACATGTGTCGGTATATTAGATACTGAAAATTTTATATGCAAATTATGTAAAAGTGCTGTTTGTAGAGATTGCGAACAACTAAAGAGTGATGTAGACCATAAGTGTTCAAAAGAAACGAAGGAAACTCTGGAATTTTTACGGAGTGATAAGCAATTTAGAAATTGTCCCAATTGCTATATAATAATATACAAGTATGAAGGTTGTGATCATATGACGTGTGCGTCATGCAAACACAGATTTGCATTTTCAACAGGCGAGTCAATAACACAAGGCTCACACAACAAACAGATAGAAAACCAAACTAAAAAGGTATACACATTAAGATCAAAGTTGTCAAGCTTCAACAATATAGATCCTAAAATACGAGATAAACTTACAGAGTTGATTATCGAGTTTGAAAATATGAAACCCACACAACCTTCTGACCTAACAAAAACTATAAGCACTATCATAGAATCATACATTAAATCTGACAATGACATACAAGTTCTCAGAAAACATGCGTTGTCATTTTATAAGAAACTAATACTGTATACCAACTATGAACATAACATCCGTATGTATACAGAAACGTATGATTTGTTATATATTAGTGTAAATGAAAATTCGTCAATTAGTAAACTGAATCAAATTATAAATAATTACCAGCCTATGAACGAATAAACATACCCAATTAACTTTTGTGTACAAGTTGTACTTTTAATAAGCTCGACAATATCTTGGTCGTCACAATCGACTAGATTGTCGAGCTTATATTTTACAACGTATAAAGTTCCGCGATACTCATCTTTACTTCTATACTTGTTGATAGAAACTGTACACGAATCATCATGATTCATTATTAATCCATAGATTACGTGGTATTTAACATCACCTTTTGTAATCATCGGTAGTTCCTGACCAATTCCTATGTTTTTATATAGACATTCTTTGCAATCGAAAATTGAATATGGAATTGTTATACCAAAATCGTTCTCTTCTAACCGTATGGTGACTAGTTTATGTTTGCCATCTTCACATATTTGTATAATTCTTACTATGTTCATTTATATTTTTATTGATTTGTTTTTTTAGAAAAGTATAGTTTATGGGTCATGATAGGAAAGAATCATACGGAGCATACTTATACACGTATGATAAAAATGGTACTCCTGGATTTATATTTGGATCTGAGTTGGTACCTATGTTAAATAAACCGATGTTCTATCCGTTCAAGGGAGGTAAATTGCATGAACATGAACTACCAATAGATGCTGCCATCCGAGAAGTTAGTGAAGAAACAAATGATCTCGTAGTTCTCGATAAAAATACGTTTAAACTAGATACAAAAGTACGTACGCATCACAAAACATATACATTTGGATTAGCACGTGTACCATATTCAATCATAGATGATTATAACAGTGCACTCTATAATAATAAAATAACACAAGAGTCGCATAAAGCAAAATTGGAACTCAAGTTCTTCTCATTTACATCTATTTTATACGACAGTGTAAAATTACCATTCTTTGTTAAAAAAGTAGGAAGGGAGTATATTCTTGAACTCAAGAAATTAGGAGTGTTAAAATACCTAAATTAATTACTATTATTTCTTAATTTAATTGAATTAAGAAATTAGATTTTGTAGTGTAATGAATTCATTCCCATTATATGATACCATAAAAAAGAAGTTAATAGATAAAGATATCACAATTGCACAGCTAAAGAAGATAGAAAAGGTATGTAATGAACTTGATTTTACAAAACACGAACTTATATACATGTTAATTAAATCGTATTCCATTGAATGTAATGATACATCCATATCAGGCCTGCCATTTAATGGGTTTATACAATCAAACGAACTGTACTTTGATATTTCCTCTTTTCCAAACCAACTAAAGAAAATACTATACACGTTTATTATATTAGATGAAAATAATAAACAGTAAGTTTATTCAAACGGTTCAATGTCGAATCGGCTGGATTCAAACAGTTCAATGGCGGGTCGACGTTTTGGTTTTTTTTTGAAGAACCTATTGTATAAAAAAGACACGATGAATATCACAAGTACTAAATAGTTGATAGAAGTTAGTGTATCTGAATTCATATTATATATATATTCTTTCGTGGATAATGTCTTTGAGGTTTCAAAATTACTGTACCCTTCGGCAATAGTCGTATTTACTTCAGTTAGCAAGTTCTTCAAATGAAATGGAAAATTAACTTGGTTGTAGCTAGGGTCCAACGCCTCTACATGTGCTTTAAACATCAGTTCACGCGGTGGCCTGTCGATGGGCAGATGAAGTTGATCTACAATTCCCGGTAAATAATCTGATAACACCTTTACAGTCCATTTGGGAGCTGCTAATTGAGCTACTGAGTAAAACATACCTATGTAATCTGTAGATTGTTCATTAGATAGTTTATCTGCTTCGGGGTTTGTAGTAATTACATCTGTAGCTATCTTTGTAATTGCAGGTTCGTTTGATTTATCAATCGCATCCATTTCACTTCTGATAATATCTCGCACTTTCTTAATATATGGAATATAATCGACCGCAAATTGTAATATTTTATTGCCGGCCTGCGTTGCACCCTCTGTCACTCTAGTGATCAGTGGTTTAGGTTTATTTTCGATATAAATATCGAGGTTTGTTTCCAACAATTTATATATGTTGTTTGTATTTAATTCCATATTAAATAGCATACTTATAGCTTGTTGGCCCATATTAAGAGAACCTTCAATAGCGTCTAAAATACTAATCGCTTGGTTTACATAGCTTGCTGTTTCAAAATCACTAGCAATTGCATTCTTAAATTTTTTCAAACTTGCAGTTACCTTATCATATATATATTGCCGTTGTATCTTCTGTTCATTATCTAACTTCGTTAGCCATTGCCTTCTGCTTGTTGCAAGGATAAATAGGTAGTACATTAAATATGTTACTATTGTTAATTTAATAACAGCACATAACTTCTGTGATTTTCGTGTAGGGAATACATCACAAACAATCAACTCATCCATTATCTTATTAACTAGATTATAAGCTACTTTACCTGCCGGAATGCTATCCAACCCGATTTGTTTTATGTAATCCAATGCTGTTAACAATATAGATTCTGGTGTTAATCCATGTTTAATCTCCTGATTTTTCTCATCACGTTCAACTAAACTTGCCATTTATTATATGCCAAGACTTTAATCTTTTATTGTTAATAGCCTTTCAATAAGTTCCATTTTTTTCCCACTTGTTATAAGTTTGTGTTTTTTGCAACATGTCTTTAGACTATCACACTTTAACTTTGTCAGCTCTTCTATACTGTATTTGGGTTGGGAATCCAGTCTGATAGGTTCATATGCTAATTTATACGCCTGTGTCATACATAACGTATCTGCATAATCATCTTTCTTTTTTGATTTTTCAAAATCAACGTTCGTGATATTCCGTAACTTTAAAATTTCTTGGGCTTTCTCTACAGCCCATTTTTTTCTTTGTGGCTTTGACATCTTCTTAGGAGCACATAACAACTGTGTCTTGTGATATGCTGGATAGTCTATGATTTGTTTTGTTAATTTATACTTGATCTGAAAATAACTAAAGCAATGTTGTGCTAATTTTAATGCCAACGTATTTATTTTTTTAAATCCGAATGACATCTGCTGTTCTATCAATATAACATCGCACATATCCCAATAACTAGTATATGTATCCAATAACTCTGTAAGATTATAGAATAATATAGGGTCGATATATTTACTTTTATGACAATCTTTCGTTATATTGTGATTTTTCCATAATATAATTTCACCATGTCCCAATACAGTGTTCATTGACTTGCCTAGAAACTTAATCTCGTCAACTTTCTCTATGTATACACATAAGTTTAATTTCCCAATATCAAACGCTGCAATAATCATTTACAAATATTATTAACTATTTATATTTGTAATTGCTTTATCACAACTATCATATTTAATTTTAATGGTATTTATTAAAGCTCAGACTATTTTGTAAGTATATACACTATGTAATTGCTTAATATTATAATGTTTAGGATTACAGAATAATTGAATATGAATTGATTCGATACCCTAGCAGTAATAAGCTCATTAACGTTTGAATAATTAGTTATCTTGAATATCGCACATAACAGTAGTAGTAGAGATAAGGCAAAAATTATAGACACTTCTTTATTATCTTCAGTATGGTTTTCGTTCTTTTCCAATGTTGAAATAATGAATATATTAACACCAACAAGAAATGATGCACTTAACATACCACTATTAATCATATCCAACTTTGTCTGTTCTCCAGTAAGAGATGACAAGGTTTCACTTGACGTAAAATAATATACACAATATATCAAAGTAATACCTATAAATATAGTAAGTCGTTTATATGCATGTGTTGTTTCGCTTCTTAGGAACACCATTGAAATGGCGATAAGCATACATACAATACCTACAATTAAAAGATGAATACTACTGATATGGTTAAAATATACACTTTTATTATCCTTCATCATATCTTGTATGTTGTATCCTATTCCTATTGTTATCTTATTACTTACATCACTCAAAAACAAAGACTTCTTTTTCATTAATTTACCTGTTAGCGGGTCTGGCCAGTAATATTCTATAGTGTTTATTTCATTTTTAGTACCAGCATTAAACATATTATATATCAAATCTGGGTCACATACATATTTATTTGATATAAACTGTTGTTGTGTTTCTTTTACTATATCAGACCATGATAAATTTTTATATTTAGGATGAACTTTAGCTATAAAATTTCTGTCGCCTGAATTCTCAAATACAAACACATAATATATATGTTTTCCTAGTTTAATAAACATATCATTATTGTTCATTTCAATCCATTCATGAAGAGTCATTGTATCGATCTTTGACATTCTATCTAATAATATATCTGAAAGTTTAGTTTCTATATCCTTAGAATTGGATATATTAAATGCGATTTCATCATCACTTGTTTGTTCCAACTTTTTGTATTGGTAATACAATATTAATAATATAATAACTATAAATACGATAATAAGTCTCATTTATTAACACAAAAAAGAAACGGAAATAGATTTGTAAATACTAAGTTTACAAATCTATTTCCGTTTCATTGTTAAGTTGTATTTATTTGATATGCATCGCAATCATTTGTGTCGTAATTAATTGTATTTAATTTTAATAGGGAATACTTAATATGATATACTTAATAGTGTATATTTAATATGGGATCGTTTCTGTTATATTTATCATAGTATAAATATGTGACCGTAAGATTTTTGTTTGCATGAACAAACTTGTCGGGGTTTCTAACTATTTTTTTAATTATATGAACCAAGTGTTTATGTCTTTCTATTAAAGGCGTTTGATCTTCAGATTTATTCAAACATTCATATCGATCTGGATTAAACCGAATGAAATGAACAGGTAGCCCATTAAACTCTTGGTGTATTTGTATCATTCTTGTTTGTTCACATTCGCATGTTCTACTTTTATGTTGATTTTCGTCATTCTCAACTATTAATATGACACTACCTAGATTAAATACAAAATCTGGACGTCTCCTACTACATCCATCTTCTATCATTTTATCACGTGTATATACAAATTTCTGTTGTTCAAATAACGAGTTCATAGCTTCTTCTGTTTTCTTTATATATTCAGAATGTAGTTTAGTACACGCTAATAAGCATTTACCTTCTTCATCTAATAATAAGTCTGAAAGATTACAACTATTACATTTTCCAGTAAGTGACGATTTTAAGTTGGATGAATGAATTTCACATTTACTATAGGGATAGTTGCCATTTTCAGAAAAACACGCTATACTTTTACAACCTTTTGTAGTACAAACAGTTACCTTCCATTCCGTTTTCTTATCAAAATGGTTTGCACAGTGAACTTTACCGACGATATGATTACCATAAGAAGTACGGGTTTTACATCCTAATTCAATACAGGTTTTATGTTTTATATCAACCATACCATCTTCTTTGTGTAGTACACAGTACAGTGCTTTATTTTCTCCTTGAAAATTAAAAGTTGGTATTTTCTTGCATCCTTGTTCGTTACAAGTTCTGTTTTTAATATCAACCATACCATCCTGTTTATGTGATGTACAATACAGACTCGTCCCTCCTTGAAAATTAAAAGCCGGTTGTGTTTTACACCCAGGTTTGATACAAGTTCTGTGTATAATATCAACCATACCATCTTGTTTATGTGTTGCACAATATATTGCTCTACTTTCTCCGTAAAAATTAAAATTTGGGTGTTTTGTACATTGCGAATCGATACAAGTCCTCTTTATAACATTAATCATATTATCCTGTTTATGCAATATACAATACATTGGTTTGCTTTCTCCTCGAATATTAAAATTTGGTCGCTTTGTGCATCCTGGTTTACTACAAGTTCCATGTGATATATCGACCATACCATCTTGCTTATGTGTTGCACAATACACAGCTTTGCTTTCTCCTTGGAAATTAAAGATTGGACGTGTTGAACATCCTAGTGTTATACAAGTTTTATTTTTTATATCGACCATACCATCATGCTTATGTGTTGCACAATATATAGCTTTACTTTCTCCCTGGAAATTAAAATTTGGCTGTTTTGTACACTGTGGTTCGATACAAGTTCTATTTTTAACATTAACCATACCATCATGTTTATGTGCTGAACAATATATTGATTTGCGTTCTCCTTTAAAATTATACGATGCGTGTTTAGTACATTTTTCTTCACAGCATAACTGTCTATACATTTCATAATTATCACCAGTTATAAAATTTTCAATTAAACAAGACTTATATTTTACGAATATAAGTCTTAACAATTAAGTTTTATACGAATTGCCATACTTTGAAGTTGTTGTAACATAGTTTTACATGCATAGGGAATATTCACATTTACATAAGTATCTTTTCCACATATTTTACAAACTTGAGATGATAGGATTTCACCGCATTTTTCACATACATTAACTGTAAATTTGTCTGAACAATAAAACAATCTATCCTTAACCATTTCAGCAACTCCATGCGAGATCATACAGTCTCTTTCCATTTCCCCGACCCTAAGCCCACCGTCCATACTACGACCACACAATGGTTGTCGAGTTGCACTTGTGACAGCACCTGTTGAACGAGCATGCATTTTATTTTTGACAATATGTTTAAGTCGTTGGTAATAGGTAGGTCCTATAAATATCATGCTTTCAATGGCCTCGCCTGTCATTCCATTATACATTACTTCAGTACCTTTTCCACTGAAACCGTATTTTGAGAGTTCGTCACAAATTGTTTTTTGTATTAGTTCGCGGTTAAGAGTGAATGCGGTACAATCTCCATATTCACCCTTAATAGCGCATTTTTTACCGAGAACACATTCTAGCAGTTGATTGATAGTCATTCGACTTGGTATGCAATGAGGGTTTATCATAATATCAGGGACGATACCATCTTTGGTGAATGGCATATCTATCTGAGATGTTACTGTACTACAAGTTCCTTTCTGAGCTGAACGCGCTGCAAATTTATCTCCTGGTTCTGGTATCTTTAATTGTCTGATCACAATTTTAACAATTTTCTGTCCGTCCGTTGTTACTTTAGTGTATACTCTGTCAATAACACCTTCATCACCTCCTTTCAATGTAACACTTATGTCAGTTTTTATATCGCCTTCTTTTGTTGTTTTGATCAATATTTTTCCTATTATTACGTCACCTTTTCGCACTATGGATCCTTGCCTAATCAAACCGTTATTATCTAATAGAGAATAGTTATTGCCAGTTCTTTTGAAGTAACCAGGTTCACCAGGTTTCTTGTTTGTTGTTAGTGGTGGAATACATATAATCTCACTCGTTGTCAGACATTTTTTCTTTTCTATTTCTGTTATAGTTTTGTATTTTGTTGTAACAAATAAACCTCTTTCGATCGCTTCTTTTTTCATAACGATTGAATCCTCTTGATTATATCCCTGAAATGGAGCTATAGCTACTATACAAGTAATACCGGAAGGCATGTCTGAAAATCCCATATAATTATGAAATTTGGTAACAACAAGAGACTTTTGAGGATACCACATTACGTAGTTGCTGGTATCTGTTCTGTTTTGATATGCATACGAAAATACACCAAGTGCTTGCTTGCCCATACTGGATTGATATACATTTCTAGGAGCCTGAGAATGATTATAAAATGGGATACAACTTGCAATATGACCAAACTGATTAGATGTATGAATCTCACAATATTCATGAGAGTCATTGATTTCTGATGGCGTTATAGATAGATAGGACCATTCAATTTCGTTACAGTCAACATACCGTATAAATCCTTCAGACAACAAATAATTCCAATTATATTCATCGGGTTTACGTTTTCTAAACTCATCCACTACGAATAGTGGTCGTGTGAATCTGCCTTTATCGCTACAGATTCGAATTTCATTATCCATATAATCATATACAATAGAAACCTGATAATCTATAAATCCGGAGTTTCGGAATTTACGAAATGAGTGTACAAACTCAGTTGGATCCCTTGAAAACCCAATAATATCTTCATTTAGTAAAATTGGAACCATATCATCTGTTATTTTTAATTCATTATTTATTAAGGGGATATGCGTTAGTAATTTTATAGCATCCCGGACGAGAATAGTTTGGACATGATTCGTAATATCACATGTGACACATAGATTAAGTACAACACCAGCTGTTTCGCTTTCAGGTGTCTCACTGGGACATAAAAATCCAAACTGCGAACCATTTATTTGTCGGATCTTTATGTGAGCTTCTTTCCCAACAGGACATACAACACGTCTCATATGAGATATAGTGGATGCGTATGTCATGTTTGTAAGCACCTGTGAGACACCTGTTCTAATATAATTATTTTTCTTTACACCCCAACTACCAGTTGCAAATGAATGGTGAAGATTTGTTGTGATGTTGTTTACATTTGTAATCACGTTATTAATAATAGACACGTTGTACTTTTTCTTTTCGAGTTGTTGTATTAAAGAACTAATGTATTTTTTGAATAAAGAAACAAACAGTTCATAATACAATATTCCTACAGTTTCAACGCGTTTATTTGCGATATTATCACGTTCATCATCTTTGCTGTTACGTATTCCCAATACTGATTCTATGAGTTTACGTACTATTCTCGCAATAAAATATGCCTTTTTTAATGATGTGGACGATATACTCAAGTGTGGTAATAGTTCCATGTCTAATATTTGTTTAACAAATTCAACCTTTTCTATATCATTTAATCTTTTCTTTTTCTCTTCGTTCTCATCTTTTTTCTCCTTAACATATCTTGAGATATAGCTAACAGCATCATCAGAACTATTTATAAACGCACATTCAGACTCGATTGTATGTATATAATCATCTGCTTTTTTTATCAGGCTTAAACCGATCAAACTTCTAATGTCTTTAATACCATAAGCTTTGAAAATAATTCCAATAGGTATGTTATCTGTGATATGTGGCATGTTTATTGTTGTTTTTTTATCATAGGTGTTAAGTTTTACTTGGATAAAAACGGAGTGATTTGTAGATTCAGACATACTACGTACTTCGGATATGAAGTACTTTTTTATCTTATCCTCTTTTATGATAATGTAAGGTCTGTTATAATTTGAGCGTATTTGTCCTAAAATAACTCGCTCATTCCCTTTAATGATGAAGAAACCACCGGGTGATTTCTCACATTCTCCCTTTTCGATTTTTTCAATGTCACTTAAACCATACAAGTTACACCGAACAGATCCAACCATAATAGGTATTCTAGCAATTGAAATTCTGTTGTGACGCTCAACTCTTTCAACTTTTTTATTTTCATCATACCAATATTCGATTATATCACATACTACATTTCCAACATAACTAAGATCTCTCATACGTGCGTCGTTCGGAAATAGTACATTTACTTTTTGATTTTCTATTAATATGGGTTTATTTACATACACTTCTCCAAAGACAACTTTATAAAACTTATTGTCTACTAATTTTAAATTTATTTCACTACCCTTTACTATATCTTGTATTCCATGTGTTATAAAATGATTAAATGAATCAAGTTGAGGTTTTACTAATGATACTTGCTTAAAATAACTCTCCATAATTTTATTACTTATATCTTTTGTTATCATAGACATACACATTCTTACTAGTAGATGTAATTCCATAAAAAATCAATTAAAGAATGAGATACAAATTATTGAATTTATATCCCGAAAGTAAAAAACTCAACCGAAATCAATTTCGGTTGAGTTATCCTCACAGGTGGGACTCGAACCCACACTCTTTGACTTAGAAGGTCAACGCCTTATCCATTAGGCCACTGCGAGTCTTATTACTACGATCCTAATTTTTAAATCAATTTAGTGATATAATTTACCAGCTTATATGTAAACACAACAATTCGGAGCTTAATTCTTAATTACAATTTAAAGTTGTCTTTATACCAACTTATATGGATTAATCCGATACTGCAAATAGCATTACTACGTTACTTGGTTCCAATCTAACATTTACATATACGTCATTTCAAAAAAACAGACTATTGCAGTTCTATTAATATGAATAAAATAAAATATATAATTATTTACATTTTACCAAATGATTTACTACCTGATAATTTCTCATCTAATTCATCACAATTAAAACATAAATCTAAATTACCTTTTTTTAATGAAGCAAACTGACGAAAGAATTTTTCATCTTCATCTTTTCGTTCATAAGTAAATTTTTGATTGCATTTTAAACATATTTTTTGTTTTTGAGTTATAAAAGGTGGTATTTCAATTGTAACCTCTTTAATCAGGGTAGTTGCATATTGAGTAAGAGTATCCATTATAAATTTATATACAATATATTTAAGTTATAAATAAATCATTTTTTATTTATATAAAAATAACAATATTTAACTGGAACTTGTCTAGAACAAAGAAATATAGTAAGAAACCTTCTAATAGAAGAAAAACATTAAAAAATTATTTATAATTGCATATTTAAAAGTCGGCGTTTTAAATGTGCAAAGGTGTAATATAGAAGCACAATTCTATGGAGTTTTATAAGAATGGATCTACAACACAATGACTGTTCAGACTACACACAATACTTGATGTAAAGTAACACATCTCTTTGGTTGGAAAGAGATGTGTTACTTTGTTTACTTAATTTACCATATTATGGGAGTTGTACTATTTGTAAATTTGGGATATTCATATTCACTTTCAAAGTTGGAAATGTCGGCGTTTGGATCAGAATCATAGTCATAAACGTGTTCGATATTTTGTAACGTACGCATGATGTCTTCACTGAAAAAATAGATATATAATACATACTGTGGTGTTTCTATGATTGAAATGTAATCATTATGTAGTTCATCGTACAACAGATCGGACGCTGCATTTCCTTTTGAAAATCGGTAAAAAGAAATTTTCTCATGGGTTTGTCGCGAACAATTTGTACAGCTAAATAATATGAAAACATTAATTGGAGTACTTATATTAATAGAATAGTGAAGATTAACTGTATCATTAATAACATTTGTAGTTCCGCAAATACAATACTTGGTGGTGTAAAAACTCATACGACCTATTAACACGAATATAAAATCAATTATATAACTAAATTAAATAAATGTGTATACTTCGAGACCACTCGTATGTTTTAACTGAATTTATTTGGTTGATAATCATGATGTAATGAATAAGATGGAAAAGGCATTAGAAACTTGCATAGATATGCTTTTAGAAAGAGGATACAAATATTACGACGAGAATTCAGGTATCATGTCTGATGACAAAAATAATAGCATATTTATATTTATTCTTCCTACCGGTAAACTAACGATTGACCAAATTAAAACATTTATAATGAAAGCAAAACAATATGATATTACTCATTTTATAGTTATAATTAATGACAACATAACACCAACTGCTAAAAAATATATACATGACATTCCTGATATGAAATGCGAACTGTTTACATGTTCTGAACTTCAATACAATATAACTCGACATTATCTTGTACCGAATCATGTTAAACTAGAACCTCGACAAGCGAATTATATTCGTAAGACCACTAACAACAAATTACCTATCATGTTACATACAGATCCAATTTCTAGATTTTATGATTATTCAACTGGTGATATTATACGTATCGACCGAAAAGATGGAAGTATTATATATAGAATAGTAAAGTAAATTGAAATGAAAATCTTCCGAATTGTTGTAAAATGCTTACAACAATTCAGTCTAACGCATTACATGCTATTATGTCAGGATTAAACGTTTTTATAACAGGTGTTGCGGGATCTGGTAAAAGCCTTATAATAAAAACATATATTAACAATATGAAAAACAGCAATCCGTCAAAAAGAATAGCTGTTACGAGTACTACTGGTATGTCTGCTGTGTTGATTGGAGGTCAAACGCTTCATTCTTACACTGGTATTGGAATAGGTGACAATACTATTGAAAAGATTATTACACAGATTAAAAGAAGAGGTAAAATAACCATTTGGAAAACATTAGAGGTGTTAATTATTGATGAAGTGAGTATGTTATCCTGTGAATTATTTGAAAAGTTAAATGTGATAGCCAAGACAATCCGTGGATGCCCTAAACCGTTTGGCGGTATTCAATTAATATGTATTGGCGATTTCCTACAACTTCCATGCATTAATAATAAGTTTTGTTTTGAATCTAACATTTGGAACATCATGTTTCCATATACTTTTTACCTGACAGAAAATCATAGAATAAATAATAAAGATTTCAATGCATGTCTCGAAAAAGTACGTATGGGTGTAGCAGATTCAAGTGTTAAAAAAATTCTAAATAAAAAAATAGTTAGCGTTATAGAGTATGATGATATTATGCCAACAATTCTTTATACTCATAACATAGATATTGATAGAGAAAATGATAAGTTTTTATCCGAGTTAGGCTGCAGGACTAACAAATATAAGATGTCGTATTCTTGTACACGAGTGGTTAAACCAGGTACAATATCAAAAGAATGTAAGGATGCTGACCTTTTAGTAAAAGATGATGACATTTTCAGGTTTAGTAGCGCGCCAGATATATTAGACTTATGTATCGGAGCCCAAGTTATGTTTATAATAAACAAACCAGAACTTGGGCTCGTTAATGGCTCGAGGGGTGTTGTAACAGGCTTTAACGGGGATCTGCTTCCATATGTCAAGTTTGTAGATGGTAACACACACCTTATTGATCTTTACACCTGGAATTATTTAGATGAAAATAATACTATTGAATATCACAATACACAATTACCGTTACGACTAGCCTGGGCGATTAGCGTTCATAAGAGCCAGGGAGCAAGTATTGATTCAGTATTGTTATCTGTGTCGAACTCCTTTGATTATGGGCAAGTATATGTTGCGTTATCACGAGTGAGGGATTACGACAAATTATATATACAGGACATAGATTATAATAGAATTAGGGCACATCCAAAATCGGTTACTTATTACAGAGCACTGTTGGAACGTAAGCAACATATCAATGATGTATTTAGGTTGTGTTTTCCATATTCTACTCTTGAATGGTAGGTATAATATTTGTACAATTTATTTAAAATAAATCGTACAACTAATAAATGGATGACACCAAACAGATTATCGATGATATATTAGAAAAACTTAATACAAAGGTATGTAGAAAATGTGATACTACCAGCAGAACGTTTACAACAATATTTTGTGTACAAAATAAGTACCATCACGTAGATACTTGCATTGTATGTTTTAAAATGTTATGTGATTTGAATCCTATAAATAAAAAAACGGAGATCAAAAAACTTGTAAATAGATAAATGTATGTAGAGACTTTAGACGACTGACTGCAAAGAGATACCGTGTATACATTATGTTTGTATATATGGTATCTTTGTTCAAATTATATTAAATATAATTAATTGAAATTAATCTGGGTATTGACCTGTCATGAAATATGAACAGTGATCAGATTCGCAAACAACTTGATATTAACGGATATGTTGTTATACCAAAAATACTAACAAACGACGAAATTAAGAGTGGTCGTGATGGACTGTTTAATTGGTTAGAGATGATCTCTGATGGAGAAATTACTGAGAATATTTATTCTAGGTATGCCGACAAGGGTGACTGTAAGGGTGCCGACAATGTTGATATAACAAAAATGCCGTATTGTTATGGTAAAAAAGGAATCATACAATGGTATAATGTTGGGCATTCTCAATTTGTGTGGGATATTCGACAGAACTCCGCAGTTGTAAAGGTGTTTTCAGACATTTGGAAGACCGATGAGCTTCTTGTTTCTTTTGATGGTATTAACATACAACTACCTACTGAGATAACAAAAAAATATTCAGATCCATTTGGTTTAGAGTGGCATCACATGGATCAAAGGAAAACAGGATTGTTGTGTATTCAAGGATTTGTAAATTTAGAAGACACAACTGATGAAGATGGGTGTTTAATCGTGAGGCCAAAGTCTCATCAATTTCATACTGCATTTATGGATGAATTTGGTGAAGAATTTGTCAGTGACTGGATCAAGCTTGGAAAAAAACATCTTGAATGGTTTGATAAAAGGGAACTTAAGCCTATCCGTGTTGCAGCCCCAAAGGGATCTATTGTTTTGTGGGACAGTCGAGTTGTTCATGCTAATGCAACTGCTGTTAGAAATCGTAAAAACAAGGGTGATTTTAGATTAGTTGTTTATGTATGTATGGTTCCTAAAGAAAGAGCAAGTCAAGAGACTCTAAGAAAGAAACAAAAATATTTCAATGAACGTAGAATGACAAATCACTGGCCGACCCCAGTAAAAGTGTTTCCTGTCAAACCTTTTCTACGTGGAAAGGAGAATGAAATCTATCTCGATAAATTGATGGCTCAAAGATCATGTGATTTAAAATTATCACATGTTGGAATGAAACTTGCCGGATTTTAATCTGTGCAATATAATACAAGTTTCTAATTGATTACTATTAGAAACTTACTCTGATCTCATCTACAAATATTTTATAGTCGCACCAAATCGATTGCATATGGGACATTTGGTAGGATTTTTAGAATGTGCAAGTAATTCCTTTGTATCCTTTTCAGACAACCATCCTTCAAACTCTGGTCTGGAACCGTATGCCTTTTTAAGTGCTGGATTTGAATAAATTTTGTATTTTTCTTTATATACAGATTCCTGTCTGTTATAACAGTTTGCACATATAACTTGACCGCAACATAATAATTTAACCGCATTTCGTTTGTCTGCATATTCTTTTACCTTCATTGACTCTCCACATATCACACAATCATCATGATACATTTCTGTCTTTTTTGGTGATGGAACTTTCTTTTTAGAGATTGGTTCATCATCCCAGTTACCTTTCTCATCCCATCCGTCGTCATCGCTTGGAACTGACTTGTCAACGATTTTTTCAAGTTTCTTTAAACTTATTTTCTTTTCTTCTATTAAACTTGATAGATAATCGCTGACTTCCCGTGCTGTCGTTTTCCCATAAACATAATGTGATTTCTTACAATTCCTATGTTTATCACAATAGATAGTGTTAGAAAGAGCATAGTTTTCACACAATGTATCATCGTCGGCACATAAGCACCGCATTTCTAATTTTTGAGCCATTTATATCTAGCTATGAAAATATAAATTCATTTAGCAACTATAAATAAAAAAGAATAGATAACAGTATACTGTTATCTATTCAAAATTAAGTTTGTCCATTTTCGATAGAACTGATATTACAATTTATTATAAGTTGTTCTGTTATGACTTACAATTTTGAGATCTGATAGAAGTATGTTTAGTTTTTTTTTGCAATCTATATGGTACATTATCACAATCATGCACAACAAGTGTATGAACATTTTCAAGAGCACTAAAATATTTAATACCCTTGCACCAAGTTAAATTAAGTGTATGCACATTTCCAAGAGCACTTACATCTGTTATATTACCACAAAAACTTAGATTAAGTGTATGAACATTTCCGAGAGAACTAACATCTTTCACATTGTAGCAACAACTTAAATTAAGAGTGTGAACATTCCCAAGAGCACTAACATCTGTTATATTACTACAATAACTTAGATTAAGTGTGTGTACATTTCCAAGAGCACTGACATCTGTTATACTTTTGCAAAAACTTAAATTAAGCGTTTGAACATTTCCGAGAGAACT